ACCAAGTTATAAAGGAATGGTTAGATAGTGGCGATGCTATCGAAGCTAGTGTAAGAATGCAATATGTTACTATTTTATTGTGTTTGGATAGTCAAAGCAAAGATGATATAGAAGAAAAAGCTAACTACGATAAGTATTACGACCAAATAGCGAACAAAAACGAGTTTAAAGAGATATTATATTACTTTGCTATAAAAGACGCTAAGAACGTACGAGAAAGTAGTTTAGTTGTGTTTGGAAGTAATAATGCTACTGGAGTTATTCAGTCTAAGCAAGAAGAAGTTGAACAAGTAGAGCCGTCGAAAGACACTTTAGATATTGAAGCCGAGAAATCGACCAAGAGTTAAGCGAATTGATTAACTTAAAAATCGACGACCAAATTTTAAGTGGTGCTGGAACTGGTGCTAATTTAACTGGTATTATTACAAACGCTACGGCTTGGGCTGCGGGCGCATTTGCTTTAGCTATTCCAACGCCTACAAATGCTGATGCCTTGAGAGTTGGTATTAATCAAGTTCGTGTTAATTTGTTTGAGCCTAACTACATTGTAATGCATCCAACAGATGTTACAAAAATGCAATTAGCGAAAGATAGTACTGGTCAGTATGTTTTGCCTCCTTTCACTTCAATTGACGGCACGGTAGTTAGTGGTATTCCAGTTGTTTCAAATACTGGTATGACAATCGATAAATTCTTAATCGGGGACTTCAATAAGTCAGGAGTAAGATTTAAAGAAGGATTGACTATCAATGTAGGTTATGAGAATGACGATTTTACTAAAAACTTAGTTACTATTTTGGCTGAGGCTAGACTTGTACATAGAGTAAAATCAAATCACTACGGTGCGTTTGTTTATGGTGATTTTAGCGATGCTATCACTGCTTTAACATTACCATAGTATTATGAGTTTTTATAACGATAGTACAGTAGAGGTTACATACAACGGTAAAACTACTAGAGTAGCTAAAGAAGATGCTCACTTGTACAAAGATAAAAAGGTAAAAGAAGTTAAACCGAAAGAAGAGAAATAATGCCACAGATAACGACGATAGCGAAGTTTCAAAACCCAAATGAGTTAAACATTCCGTTAGCTACTGCAATGATTGTAGCTAATCCAGCTTTGGCAACACCAAACTCAGCGGATGCTTTAACAAGTTTGTGTATTAAAATAGAGAAATCGTTATTATTGAATGCATTAGGTTTAGCGACTTATAACACACTTCAATTAGCGTTAGCGGATATTGATAATCCGCTATACGCTTCTTATAAAAAGTTAGTAGAGGGTGAACAGTACGATGGTAAGATATGGAAAGGTTTAGATGACGAATATAGCTTAATCGCTTATAGAATATTTGAATTATTCCTTACTCAAACCAACGAGCATTTAACTGGTGTCGGAAATACTCAAGGCAAGCCTGAGAAATCCACGTTAATAAGTCCACGTTATACTATTGCAATAGCTAATCAAAACTTTATCAAAGGTTATCAAAACGGTTATTTAAACGAGCCTATCATATTAAATGATGGTATTTTTGTCGACTGGTTTGGTTGTAAAGATAGTGTAGAAGTTAGTTTATACCAATATTTAATGGATAAAAAAGCGGATTTTGAGGACTTTGATTTAAGTAATTTCAAAGTGTACGAAACTATTAACTCGTTTGGAATATGATAGTCTTTGAAGACCAATTAGCACGAATTGTAAAAGTGTTGCCGACTGTAACGGTAGGTAGTGCAACTGCAAGTGTTAAATTTAATTGGGGAACTGAAACAGTATTAGCGAACTATTTAACGTTAGCTGGTCGAGATAGTTTTCCTTTAATATGGTTAGTTGAAGGTGTCGATACAAACGATTTAAGAGAGCCGAGCGTAAGTAGAAATGCAAGAATAGTAATCTTACACGAAAGCCAAGCACCAGCGGAGTTTAACCCATACCAACACGAATACGATTATAAATTAATATTGCAACCGATACTTGATAATTTATTACAAGCGTTATCGCAAAGCGGAATAAGTAGATACAACGACAATGACTTTAGAACACAAAGGATTAAGAATTATTCTACACGTGATATAGACGAAAGTTTAGTTTACGTTTGTAACGCTCTTGTTTTAGAAACTCAAATAATATTTAGCGGTATATCGAGTTGCATACAAGAAATACAATTTAACAATTAAAAAATAAAAACAAATGGCAGTTTTAATAAATCAAAAAGATTGTCTTACAACACGTAAGAATTTAGGTATTCCTGATTGTATTATACAACAAGGGAGGCTTACTGGATTCATTATCGTACCAAAAGGATGGAATATCAATTTAACAACTGATACATTCGATTTAGCGTATGTAAATGAGCAAATCCAATTAGGTAATTTTGTTCCAGTATTAGGAGCAGTAGAAGCAACAAATAACACTCCAGAAGCAACAACAGAAGAGTACCAAGGCGGTATTTTGTCAGTAGTTCGTAACGGATTACCACAATTTACTTTTAAATTCCTTAAAGGGGGTTGGAAGTTTGCAAGTGCGTTGTACACTTATAACTCATTCCAAGCGTTTGATATACTTTTAGTATTCTCAACTGGTGCAATTGCTGGTTCTTCAAATGGAACACTTTTAAGCGGTTTCGATTTAGGGATGTTGAATACTGGAACTTATATGTTTACAGATGGTTCTGTTTCGGCTAGCGTATCTGTAACAATGCAGTTTGTAAACGAGGAAAGCTATAACAGAGATGTTGCTTTGCTAGATGTATCGGTGTTGGATTTTAACCCTAATAATGAGTTATTCCCGATTACAGATATTGAATTATCGGGAGCGAGAGCCGACGTGTCGAGCGCAAAAGTGTGGTTTAAAGCAAAATTTGCTATGAATACTGCTACTAATTTAAGCGGTATTGCAATATCAAACTTGCGATTTACTATTGATGGTGTTGTAGATACGATTACTGCGCTTTCTTTATCCTACAATAGCACAACAGAAGAGTGGAGTTTTACGCCAACAACAACCCTTACAACGGTTCAAGATTTGGTAGTGATGTTATACGATACTCCAAATACTGTTGATGTAGCATTGATAGGAACAAAGTACTATAAAGGGACTACTGGTGAGTTTAATGCAGTAGCATAAACAAGTTTTAAATTAAATCAGAATGTAAGGCAATTAATTAATTTTAGTTGCCTTTTTTTAAACAATTAGCAATGGATATATTCGGGAAACAAATATTCGGCACGTGTGCTGACGAGTGGTTAGCTTTATGCAAAGAGCAAAAAAGAAAATGGATTTTAAAGTACACAAATCAAAGGGATGAAAGTGTAATTGATGAATTTGTAAATAATCCAAAAATCACTAAAGACTGCAAGTGTTTGAATTGTGGTAAAGATAAAAAAAATGGGAATAATATCGACAAGGACGTATCAAAAGAGATTAAACCAAGTAGCGAAGTTGCCAGTACTCCAAGAGATAGTAAACGAACTACTAATAAAGGACGAGCCAACGCTAAAAAATCTTAAAGAACAAGACTTTTTACAAGGCGATATATTTGGCGATGGTAAAACATTTGCACGATATCGAAGTAAAGGCTACGAGAATTTAAAGCGTGCTAAAAATCCTATTGCTGGCGGTAAAGTCGATTTAATTAATACTGGTGCGTTTGTAGATGCAATGCAATTAGGTAAAGGTAAGAATGGTCGTTATTTATTTGGTAACACCGATAGCAAACGAAACATTTTAAAAGAGATTTATGGAGAAAACATCTTTGGATTAAACCAAAACGTATTCTTTAAATACCAAAAGGAAATAATCGCTCCGAGATTTGTAAGAGCGATAAAATTAAAAGCTAATATAGGATAATGCCAAAGTACAATTCAATAGATACCATACCAGCTAAAGTTTTCTTTCAAGTATTGAAAGATAAAAACTATCAATCATTAAAACCTAAGCCAAGAGAAAAAGGACTTGAACAAGTATTTATATCTATTTACGATGAATTTTTCATTAAGTCCGACAATACAGAGAGTAAAGAGTATTTAAGATTAACCAAAGAAGTAGCTTTTTTAGAGTATAAAATAGCCGTAATCAAACAAACTTTGCATTATGTATATTATACTCAAACAACAAAAGAAATGCGCTTAGACGTCATAAAAGCGTTAAAGCAAGGATGCGGAATAGTAATTAATGAAACATTACCATTTAGGGATGAAGTTTTAAGAGTTTTAAATATTGAAATCGGAATTATAAACAACGATTTGTCAATTGCTAAAATGGATTTGGAAGGAATGGTAAAAAAAAGTCAAGGCAAAGATTATGATTATTTCGATAGTATTGGAGCGTTGAGTAATATCTTGCCGAATAACTCACTATTAAGAGAAGAAATGACTTTAGCGGTTTATGTTACATTAGAAAAATTAGCAAATAAAGTAATAGCACAACAAAAGAAAAAATAATGGCAGAATTTATAGAGTTTTTATCGCCAAATGCTTTAGCGGACTTACAAAAAGGTAACGCTGAACTTGTTACTATGATTAAAAATGTTGATGTCATAGGGCAAAAAATGTCTAAAATCGCTACTCCTAGCGGTTCGGATTCTGCTATTAAGCAATTAACTATTGAATACCAAAAGCAAGAGAAAGTTATTCAAGGATTGCAAACTCAATTATCAAAACTTGCAGAGGTTAAAAAAACCAACAACACAAGAACTCAAGAAGAAATAACCAATACTAGAATTTTAGCGTCAAATGCAAATCGTCAAGTTTTAGCAACTTCTCAATTAGCTGGTGCTTATCGTAATTTATCAGCAAGCGTGGCTATTGCTTCTGAACGTTATCAAAATTTAATAGCAAGAGGTAAAACTGCGGAACAAACCCAAAGACAGTTCAACAAAGAATTAAGAAACACACAAAAAGAGTTTCAAACCTTACAAGCTAAAGTATTACAAGCGGACAATGCAGTAGGCAAGTGGGGGCGTACAAATCAAAGAAGTATAGGATTTGCTAAAGACTTAATGAGCGCATTCGGAATAGTTGGAGGTGTAACTGCTTTTGCTTTAATCACTAAAGATATTTTCGAGCAAACAAAAGAGATTATGTCGGACTTAATGAAAAATTCATCGTAAATAGATATAAATACTTGTTCTAATCCTTTTTCTTTTGGCTTAGGTTTTAATGATTGATAGTTTTTATCTTTCAATACTTGAAAAAACACTTTCGCTGGTATGGTATCTATTGAATTGTACTTTGGCATTTATCCTATATTAGCTTTTAATTTTATCGCTCTTACAAATCTAGGAGCGATTATTTCTTTTTGATATTTAAAGAATACGTTTTGATTTAATCCAAAAATATTTTCTCCGTAAATCTCTTTTAAAATGTTTCGTTTGCTATCGGTGTTTCCGAATAAATAACGTCCGTTGTTACCTTTACCTAATTGCATTGCATCTACAAACGCACCAGTATTAATTAAATCGACCTTACCGCCAGCAATTGGGTTTTTAGCACGCTTTAAATTCTCGTAACCTTTACTTCGATACCGTGCAAATGTTTTGCCATCACCAAAAATATCACCTTGTAAAAAGTCTTGTTCTTTAAGATTTTTTAGCGTCGCTTCGTCCTTTATTAGTAGTTCGTTTACCATCTCTTGGAGTACTGGCAGCTTCGCTACTTGGCTCAATCTCTTTTGATACTCTTTCGCTGATATTGACATCTTTTTTAGCTTGTTTGTTACCGCCACACCCACATCCGCAATCTTCTTTAATTGGATTGTTTAAAAACTCTTCAATCAGCAAATCACTTTGACAGTTTGTGTTCGATTTAATCCAATCTATTTTACTTTCTTTAGGTAAATCACAAAACCATTTCGCATCATCACCGTTTATATGAATATTAAATATTTGCATAGTTCGTTTAT